TAAACTTTTCAAGGTACTCTTGATAATCTCTTACAGCAGCATCTTGATTAATCATCTCACCATCTTGCCAAATCTCAAACACATTTGGCTTAATGCCACGAATAATCTTATAGTGCTTGTTGCCAGAATTAAATTCAACTTCAACAAGGCAGTCTTTGCCATTGATTGAATTTAACAACAATGGTTTATTCACCGAGCGAAATGGTTTGCCAAACAAAACAAAACACAATGCATCAAGCATTGTAGATTTACCTGCTCCGTTTGAACCAACTATTAATGTGCTAGGTGATTTATCAAATTGTATTTCTGTAAAGTGGTTGCCGGTACTTAACAGATTTTTCCATTTTAGTTTACGAAATAATATCATTCAGTTTCAGTAGTGAGAGCTTCAACATAAAGCTCTTTCATTAAAGTTTTAAGTTTATCATTATCCACAGTCAATGTCAAGTTATCAATATACTTGGATAGAATGGTCATTGTATCTTCTGCCTGATTCACAAGGTCTTTATCATCTTCAATAATCGTATCGGTAAAGTCCTCAACAATGGCAATATCACCAATGCCTGTCTTGTATAGATTATCTAACACATTATCAAATAGATATGGGTTTTGTTTATTCAATACTACAATCTTTACATAACAATCTTTCAAGGCTGCATAATCAAATTTTTGCCAATAAGCAAAGTCAGTTGTTGCATCATCATAGTTAATTTTATGAAACATTCTATTAGGGTTTGAAACAAATGTCAACTCTCTTGTTTCAGTATCAAACACATGGAAACCACGAGGGTCATTATAATCTGCCCATGTTATTTCATATTGATTACCAAGATAGTGAATAGAACCATTGGTAGACTTGTGATGAAAGTGACCAGATAAAACCATATCAAACCTATCAAAGGTTGATTTGTCCATTCCTGTATGACACACATTACCTCTGTCCATTTCAAACCCAGCAATCTCAAAGTGTCCAAATACTACTTGCGATTTAGTTGTCTTTAGAAATTCTAAAGCTTGTTCATAATTACTTGAATTAATCCATGGCACCATAGCAACAGATAGACCATCATACTCTATATCTTTTGGTTCAATCATCACATTAATATTATTGTAATGGTCAAACAACTCATGCATAGCATTAATCTCATTGGTGTTTTTGTAAGTAACATCATGGTTACCAACAATTACATCCATATTAATACCTTCTGTCTGCAATACATCAAAGAATCGTTTACGCCACGAGTTGAGTGTTACAAATGAAATAAACTTTCTGCGGTCAACCACATCACCGAGATGGCAGATGTGTTTAATGTTATTTTCTTTTAGATAAGGAAAAAATGTGCCTTCCCAAAACTTAAAAAAGAATTCATTAAATCGTGGGTCATCACCACGAGCACCTGCATGAGTGTCGTTTATAAGAGCAATCTTCATAGTTCTTTTGGAATGTCCAATTCGTCAGCGTCAAGAAACTTCTCTAGGCCTTTAGTCTTTGCTTTCTTTTTCTTTTCTTTAGCTTCTTCAAATGTTTCAATAAACTCGGCGATGTTATCATAAAGTTCAAACTGCTTCATATGACCATCAGCATCTTCATACATTTCGCCTTCGTCAAGCATACCAAATTGTTGTGTTGCTTTATACTTTACATATAGTTGTTTTTTTTCTTTTTGAATTCTACGCAAAAAGGCAAAGTAAATAATCTGTGTAAAGTAAGCAAATGGATTCTTTGATTTAGTTTCATCAAAATTACGAAAATATTGAATACAATTTTCAATACCATCTGAAATCATCTCATCACGAAATGAATAAGATACAAAATTAGGCTTACGAGATAGGTGTTCTGCAATCTTTAAAAAACATTCACCAACATAATTTGGAATTGGTGGGTCTTCCTTTTTGTCTTTCTTAGCTTTTCTACATCTTTCTTTATAGTCAATCAGAGATGCCAGAAAGTCAGCATTGTTGACATAGTGTTTTTTACTCATAATGATTTAATAATCCTAATTTATTACCGCTCAATTCATTTACTACTCTGTCATGCAATTTAAGAACTCTTTTTTTATAATCAAAACCAAGTAGTCCTGATTTTTCAGCTTTATCATAAGGTGGCAATTTACCAATACTTGTGTATTGTTCTGAGGTTAAATCAATTATCTTACCTGCTTTGTCTTGTACCCACCAATGATATATTTCACCATCAAAGCCTCGGTACAAACTTAATTGTTTAGAACCAAATATCTTATACAAACAACCAGAGGCATTATGACAATGGCCAAAGGCAGGATTACTTTCGTTTTTAATTATCCATTTTTTTGGCAACAAATCTGGTGTAAGATTTCGTTTGATAATCTCACATACTGTTTGTAGGTTCTGTTCATTATATTCTAACATACAATCATTATATCATACTTTCCAGAAAAAGCACCATTCTTATGCTACATTTGCCTCATTTATCGCTTGACAATGTTATAGTAGCGGTGTTCCGTTTGCAAGTTTAGTGTAAAAGCTTCTTCTTAATGTCCTGACGAATCAGGTTTAATTCTTCCATAGCCTCTTGTTCTTCCTCTACTGACATCTCCAAATCATCTTCTTCCATATCATGCAGTTCATCCATTTCATCATTTTTTCTATCTTCTTCAACTTCTGTTACCGTTGTATTGTAATAATCAATAATGTGTTGTTTTGGTTGAAATACGGAAAGAATGTCTTGAGCATATATGTTAGCAACATTATCTTCAACTAATTCTAAAGGTAACCAAGGACTCATCATCATTACAGCTCTGCCAGTTGGCATTCTTTTAAACATCAAAGTCATTGGGTTTGTTAAAGTAATTGAGCCTTCTTCATCATCAGTATAATTTGCTATAACATCTTCACCTGATTGCAGTCTTACTATTTTTATATTATCCATTTTTTAGGTCTATGTTATAAAACTTGTAATTGAATTTTTCATCATCGTATATTTTAACACGTTCTACGAAATGTTTCAAGGTGTAATTGGTAAATTTGCCTATACGGAAATCATCAGAGATATCAAATAATGTGGCTTCAGTTTTATCATCACCTATCCGTAAACCTCTACCAATAGATTGCAGATTACGAATCCTTGATTTAGAAGGACTTGCAAAGATGATATTGTGTAGATTGCGGATGTTGATACCAGTAGAGAAAGTGCCATAAGATGCCACAATAATAGCGTCTTTTTCTTTTTCAGTAATAGCACGAATTGATTCACGGACTTCAACATCTGTTCCTCCGTAAACAAAGAATACTTGGCGATTCTTTGCTTGTTCTTTGATAATTGAATGTAAATCTCTGCCATGTTTTTCTACAAACTGGAAAAGAATAAGAGAATTACCTTCTAAAGATAGTGCTAGGTTTTTAATGAATTCATTTCTAGCAACACTCATAACTATATATTCAACTTCTGTATTGTAGTCCCAATCACGAGCCATCTTACAAACAGAATTGGGATACTTTAATATAAGGCATTTTATTTTAAAGTCTGCTAACTGTTTGTTTTGGATTAGTTCTGCGGTAGATGTGGCTTTATAAACAGGACCAAATAAACCTTCTAATACAAGGCGATGTGTTTGAGTACCATCTAATGTGCCTGTGCAACCAATACGATACTTGGCATTAATTGTGCCAGACATAATTGTTGTGAGTGATTTGGCTTTGAATTGGTGAGCTTCATCACCAAGAACAAAATCATACTGTTCAAAATACTCTGGTGGGTTCTTGTATATAGATTGCCATGTAGTAATCGTTAGAAACTTATCTGTAACCTTGTCTTTACCTGCATACTGTCGGTGACAATGTTTATCTGAATCGTATCCATAATCTTGAAAGTCTTTATACATTTGTTCAACCAATGATGTGGTTGGAACAATCAATAGACCTTTCTTGTGGCCTGAATCTTGTATTTGACGGAGTATCAAATATAAAATGAGAGATTTACCTGATGCGGTAGGAGATAACAGAAGTATTCGTTTGTTTCGTATTGCATGAACAAAAGAATTTAATTGGTAATCTCGCACTTCATGTGGAAGATTAAGTGTTTCAATAAATTTTTTGGCTTCAATTAAAGAATAGTTCTCAGTAGCAGTTACCTCTGAATCAATCTCTACTTGATATTGCCTTTCTTCAGCAAACTTTTGAATATAAGGAACAAGGCCATGATACAAACCCATTGTTCGTAAATCTAATAGGCGTATTTTTCCATCCCAATATCGTGCTTTGTATGCAGGTGTGAATTGGTAACCTGGAACATAAAAAGTAAAATAGTCTGAAAGTTCTTGAGCTATGTTTCTTTCTGAATGAACACGAATATAAGCTTCATTAACTTTCTCTAATCTAATATCAGACACCTTGTATGAACCGCTCCCATGCTATAAAATCTCTCAACTGATAGGTTCTACTATTCAATTCTTTAAGAATACTTTGACAGGCATCTACAATCTCATCATGTATCATTTTTGATGCCACTAATTTGTTTAAGTCATCATCACTTTCAAAGTAGGTATTGATTTCAGATTTCAATACAAATGGAAATGGCTCCCATCCATATTGTCTAAGAGTATCATCATCTAGTTTACCTGTATAATATTCCCATTTAATTCGTTTCAATCTGTTATACTTAAACTCGGCTTCTTTTGCCAATAGGCGATGCCGTGAAAGTATATTCAAATACTTACTATGTAATTGTGGAATGTTTGTGAGTTCTTTGCCTGGTTCTGTTCTATCAATAACAGAATCTTTTGCCCACAATTCTAATACTTCGTCAAGTTTGTTCATAATAAAGCCTCCTTATAGGAGTATATCAGTTTTGTGATACTATGTCAACATCATAATAGGAATATCTGAATGTGGCATCGGCAGTAATGATACTGTCTGGTGTATCAGATGCCGACATTACAAATGTGGATAGTGTTGTAGGGAATACTTCATAAAATTTAAATCGGTGAGTTGGATTATTTGCCGTTGATAATACAGATAATGTAGCGTCAGAATATTGGGGACCAATTCCTAATTCTTGCCTTATACCAGCTTGTTTACTTAATAGGCCTAAATTTTGGTATTCTTTGAAATTGGTTGGAAAAGTCATAGCACGGATCCAATCGTGTATTTCTAACCATGCTTTTAATTGTTCATCAACAATAAAGGTAACATTTAATAAATCGTAAATGGCTTTTTCACCAGGTCTATACAAGTCAACAAATGGAGTTGTTTGTAAAACTTCAGACATGGAGATGCCAGGAACACTTACAGACTGGCAAAAGTATTGAACATTAGACGCCCTACCAAAGTTTAATTGAAACTTATTAGGGTGTAGATAATTTGGATTGGCTGGGTTTCTTGTGATTGCTGTCATACTACTATTTATACGCCAAAAAAAAGAGACCACCGAAGTGGTCTCTCTAAGAACTCTCTTGTTGGAGTTTTTAATTACATCAAGTTGGAAATCCGGAAACCACGATAGTAGTTATTGGATTGAACAGTTAATGCGCCAAGGCCTTGTGATGTACCTTCTGCAAATGGGTTGGCAACGAGACCGTAACGGGTCTTGAAACCAATCTTTGGCTGGAAGGTGCCAGTATCAACTGCACGAACCATTTGTAACGGAACGTATGGGCAGTAGAAAATACCAGCGTCATAGGCGTTTGTACCTTTGTAACCAACTACAGCAAACTCATTGGTAGAATTTGTGGTAAAGTATGGGTCGATGTAAACCTTGATACGACCAAACATTGTACCAGCAAATGTG